GGTGTTACTGCTGAGATTGTGCAAGTACCTGCACCAATGTTTAAGACTGTGATTGCAGTTCCAATAGGAAACGCAACAGATGCGTTAGTAGGAATCTTAAACGCAATAGCAGTTGCCTTGTTCATTATTTCAAGAACTTGATACTGATCTGCTAGAACTGCTGTGTAGTCGCTTGTGTTTGCTGTGCCAACTGTGAAGCTAGTCAACCCGTTATACATGTTGGCTGTAAGCACATCACCTGTGGCTGCTGGAAAAGTTGGCATTATATCTCCTTAGTAACTTAAAACGCTAGTGCCTAGAATACCGTATAAAGATGATCCAATGATGAATCCATCGATAATTGGCTCTAGGGTTGTGAATTGGGTTTTCCAAGAATTAGGCGTGATGCTGTGAGCTACGCCGAACACCTGCAAAGTTTTAGTCAAGGCTGATGAGCCTGGTTGTGTCGTTGTGATAGTTACAGGATCAAAAAACTCTAGGTCTAGAGCAGCTGTAATTCCTGCATCGTAACTGTCTGTATAAAGGTCAAGGGTGATGGCATCGCATCGGGTCGTGGTTTCAGCTCTAGATGCCACATAAGCCCGAGCATAATCAAGGGCAACTGCATCGGTTTCCATAAGAAGGTTCTGCTGGTTGTAAGAGTGAACGAAATACTTGTCAATAGATGCCTGATTGATAGCGCTCTGGGTTGTGCCACCTGTGCGAGTAATTTGGGCTGAATTATAGATAAGCACATCGTTGAGAAGCCACACGGCGTTGAAATAAGGGATGCCTGTGCCATCGTCATTGAATACAACTGGCGTGGCATTTACGCTGCTTGTTGTAAAGGCTCTGTCCTGAAATACGAACTCGCCGGAAGCATTTACATATAAAGAGCCATACTCGCTGATTTCGACCGTCTGCATGGCTTCTAGAGCCGTTCTAGGGGTTGCTGGGTCTGCCTGTAGGGTTGTTTGTCCAGCATCGATGTCACGCATAGAAGCAGGCCATCCGATTTGGTCAAGAATCTTATTGATGCGAGTACCTGATAACTGCCCTGCGCCTGAATCTGTGACTGTTGAAATCTGTGCGTTCTGTGCAAGTCTAAAGGCATCTACAGCTGTAATGGTTGTGTAGACAATATCGCCTGTGAACTTAGGTGTTGTTGTTGAATAGCCTGTAATAAAGCCTGAGAAAATTGGGTAAGTAACTGAGTTCCAAGTGGCTGTTATTGCAACTTTGCGCATTGGGTTGAGTAACCCATAGTAAGGACTGGCAGTATTCTGTGGGTTGAAATCGCCGTTTTGATCCACAATGCGTAGGGTTAATTGACCTGTCTGGAATTGGTCTGCCTGTGCATTGCGCCCTCTGCTGGTCTGAACTGAATCGACTTGATTAGACACATCAACAATGACTGCTGCGCTATCAGCTAGAACATTAACCCCGAAGATTCCTGAACCAATAATAAATGCCTCAGCATTTGATGGGCCAGTTGAGAAGTTAATAATTGCATTGATTGTAGGTACTGCCACTAGATTGCTCCAGCGTAAGTGGTTGAGTTCCCATATCTATTAAGGTCTTGGATGGCGTTTTGAACGACTGCGGCAATCTGTTGATCTCCGATGCCTGTGGCGTTAATGGTTATATTCGTTGCTCCACTACCGCCTGACACATTATTAATTTCAGCTAGTCTGCTCGGCAATGTTGAGATGAATGGCATTACACGATCAAGTTTTTCACGAACAATGGCTCGTTGTGTTTCTATTGGTGTATTTGGTCCAGTCGTGGTCAATGTTTGAATTTGTTTTAATTCAGGTGCAATCTTGTCAAGTATAGATCTAACTGTTGACCTAAGTGCTTCGATAAGTACTTGAAAGGCGTTTTCCGCTTCGCTTGACTTCTTAATTAAGCCAGCCATAGCAGTATTTTGATCATGGATAGCCACCAAAGATAGAAGGCGCATCTTTGTCTCTGAATCAGTAGTCTGATTAAGTGCTGTGTATAAGCCAATGCGCTCTACATCAAACTTCTTTTCTAGCTCTTTGAGGGCTAGTTCATCGCCTGTAAGGGCAATCTTTCGAGCAGTATTGGCATTATCAATTTTCTTCAAATCATTCTGTTGCTTCTGGAACTTTATGGCATCTTTATTGATTTGATCTATCTTCTTGCGTTCACCTGGAGATTGTGCTGGTGTAGCCTTTTGTGACCTGCCATATTTGGAAAGAAGTCCTAATCCTGAAAATTGAACTCCAGCAGCTAAAATATCACCAATAAAGCCTGCGCCTGGCAATGCTTTAATTTTGGCTGTTAAAACACCAATGCCATAAATTGCATCACCAATTTGTTTCGCAAAGTTTTCCATCGCACTTGCTGCGCCGCCAATACCTTCTTGACCAGCCACCAATGACATTGCATCTAGTAAGTCTTTACCAATAATTTCCTTAGCATTATTAGATGCAACTGTTAAGCGATCCATCTGACCTGAATAGCCTTGTGCAGCAGCTAATGCTTGACCCTTGAACTTATCTGTAAGTTCACCAACAATGACATTCATGTCACCAGTTTTGAGGGTGGCTTTAGATAATCCTGCACCTAAACGGCTAAGTCCTGTTGTCTGACCTGTGAATCCACGCGCTAAGGCAACAGATACTTGCCCTAAATCTCTTCCTGTACCAGCGCTAATATCTAAAGCGAGTGCTAAGGCATCTTGTGATTTCTTAACATCGCCTGTCGCTGTAAGAAGGGTTCTAAATGCTGGGCGAAGATTGTCATCAAGGACACCTGTGGCGCGCTGTAAATCAGCAATAAAGTTTTCTACACCAATGGTTGCAAAGGCATTACCTGTATTGGCTAGGGCTAAAGCTAAAGATCGTGCAGCCTTTTCATCTGCTGCGAATGCTTTGACTGATGCCTTGCCAAATGCGTATAACTTAGAAGCTGCAAAGACTCCAGCAAGTTGCTTGCCTAACTTGGCAACGGACTTTTCTAGTTTAGATGTAGCAGTTTCAGCCTGCTTGAATGCTCTGTTGCCGGTATATTCGGCTGCAATATCAATTACTACATTAGCCATCAGCGAGTGCCTACCATTCGATTGAAAGTCTTACCAGCATTGTCAATAGCCTTTAGAACAGCCTTTGTAGCATTGCCCTTGTCATTTTCCCAAGCCTTATAAATTAAGCGACCACGCTCTTTGCCTGACCCTGTAAGTGGGCCCATTGCCTGTGCAAAGTTAGGGCGCGATGATGGCTTTGTGCCTGGCGCTCTACGCCCTGCTGTTTCGTAGATAGCACCAGCTGCTGAACGGTTGCGAATCTGCGCTAATGCTGTAAAGCCTCTACGGTTAGGCTTTGATGGTGTTGTCTTGTAACCAATACCGCGCTTAACAATAGATGCGTTAAACACAGGGAACTTGCCGCCTTCACGCGCCCAGTTACTCAAAGGCGAACCTGTAACATATCCTCTAGCTTCTTTTACAACAGGCTTAAGGACATCGGCAATTTCCTTTTGTGTTTCTTTGCCTAATTCTGGTGCGAACCTGCGAAGTGCCTTACGGAGTTCAACGCCGCCTTTGACGGTTGCTGGCATTGGCTATCTCCTTTGCATCTTCCTGTAGAACCTTGATTAGGTTCTTTAGCATTACTTCATCTAGCTCTAATAATTGTTGTGGCGCGATCCCGAGTCTGACACTTAATTTAGCAATCAGATAGGTGATCGAGTCGCGCCCTAAGCCAAAGGGTCATCATCTAGCACCTCGACCGAAGTCAAAGTTTCGATGAATTGCTCTCCAAATGGCTTAACAGTTTCACCCGAACGGCGTATACATTCCCAAGCTAGCCAAAAGATATCGCTTTGCTTCTGGTCCTCAATAAACGCCTTGTGAAAGCCCTTCTTGGCGTACATCTCAAAACCGTATTGCACCAATGGAGTGATTGGGTATTCCCCAACTGATCCATCTGCCCTTGTTACTTTTAACTTTGCCATGCTGTGCCCCTTAGTTTAGTTGTTTAGAAAGTACCTGTTGTGGCTACTGCAACTGTTGAGTTGGCAGTAAATGTGATTGATTGTGTACCAATATCGCCAACAGCACCGTTGATGTCTGTTGTGTTATTGACTAACAATGAAACTGTGTAAAGAGGGTTTGTAGCAGATACTGCTGTTCCCTTTTCCTGTAGGAATACTGCTGTGATAGTAGTTCCCCATGCAGCTTGAAGTGTTGCAAGAACATTTGCTGATGCTGTGTCATTGAGGAAGTCGATTGTAACTGTTGATGCTTCCAAGCCCTTTACGAACTTGTGAGAAGAATCGCCCATTGCTGTTACTTCGAGTTCATCGAATGAACGGTTGATTGTTACTGCTGTTACATGGTCTGAGAGATCGACAGAGTTAATCTTAACGCCGACCTTATTGTTTAGAAATACAGCCATTAGGATTATTCCTCGTCTTTCTTAGTAGATGCTGGCTTTGGTGCTGAAGTAACCTGCCCGATTTTCTTCAGGAAGGCTTCGTTTTCTTTTTCCCATTCGGACAT